GTACAGGAGCATGGGAATACGATAGAACACTTACACACTCTACGTAAAAAAGGATAAATATTTAAAATGGCATATTTAGTTAACAAATACGACGGGACTTTACTTACAACTGTAGCAGATGGTACTATAGACCAGACTACAGACATCAAATTTATAGGTAAAAACTACGCTGGATACGGTGAAATTCAAAATGAGAACTTCTTACATATGTTGGAAAACTTCTCAGGAGCGACTTCACCATCAAAAGCTGTTAGTGGACAACTTTGGTTTGATAGTGCAAATAGTAAATTAAAGTTTTATGATGGTACAAAATTTAGAACAACTGGTGGTGCAGAAGTAAATGCGGCGGCTCCATCAGGTTTAACCACTGGAGATTTTTGGTGGGATACTGGAAATGATCAATTATATGCCTGGAATGGAACAGGATTTGTTTTAGTAGGTCCACAAGGTGTAGGATCAGTTGTTACTCAGTTCAAAAGTAGAACTGTTAAAGATACATTAAACGCAAATCATTTAATTATAGAAGGTGTTGTTAACGATAAAACAATAATCACTATAAGTCAAACAGAATTCACAATAGGTACTTCAGATCCAACAAATTTAATTACAGGTTTTGATACAATTAAAAAAGGAATTACTATGGTAGATACTAAAAATGCTACCAATGGTACTACTTCAACAGATCATTATTTCTGGGGTAGTGCATCTAATTCTTTAAGATTAGGTGGAAAACTTGCTAGTGAATATCTATCTACCGGTAGTGGAACAACAACGTTCAGTGGAATTGCATCTTTTGTAGATGCTGGTTTTACAGTAGGTGATAGTAATGACCTTAGAGTATCAATTGTAAACGGTAATGAAGCTAATATATCAAACGAAGTAGGATCAAAAATAGATTTAAAAGTAAATGTTACTGGACAAGTTACTACAATTGCAGAAGTAACAACTACAGGTATTAATCCAGGAACTGGAAATAGAAATTTAGGTGATGCGGCGGATAAATGGTTTGAAGTTCATGCAACAAGTTTTAAAGGAAATGCAGATTCGGCATCAGGAATTTATTTTAATAATTCAACATATGCAGGAGCAACTACGGCAAGTGCATCTACAACAGCATTAAGAGATGTCAGTGGTAATATTACTGCAAATCTTTTTGATGGTACAGCGACAAAGGCTCAATATGCTGATTTGGCAGAAATTTATGAAACTGACGAAGAATATTCAGTAGGTACAGTTATGAGAGTAGGAGGAGATAAAGAAGTAACAGCAGATGATGGTTCAAGTCCAATAGGTGTTATTTCCGAAAATCCAGCATACTTAATGAATAGTGAAGGCACAGGACAAGCTGTTGCTTTTGTTGGTAAGGTACCTGTTAGAGTTTTAGGCGCTGTCTCCAAAGGAGATAAAGTCTATTCTGGCGAAAATGGCGTAGGAATTGGTCATGGAACCCCTGGTAATGTAATAGGAATTGCTTTAGAAACCAATCATGAGGCATCAGAAAAACTAGTCCAGTGCGTTTTAAAAGTGTAAATAATTCAAAGGAATATAAATGGCACTAGTTACAGCTGAAAGATACAATAATTTAAGACAAAGCGTGTTTTCTGTTTTATCAACAGGAGCAGGCGATTCTGGTTACGGGCAAACTTTAACTAGTTCTGCAGTATCAACAGGAAATCTAGTCCAAGCAAGTCATATCAATAACATTTATGAAGATATTAGAAAATGTTACAAACACCAAAGTGGTGGTAATCCAACAGCAGGGCAACTTCAAGAAGTTCTTACTACAGATTTAGTAACAGACGACGATCAAACAAATTATAAAGGTTGGGATCAATACGAAGCACTTGCAACAACTATATCAACAAACAGACTTACAGCTCACGTAAATCAAATATCAGTAAACGCCTCGGCGGCTAGTAAAGTTAGAAGCACGACTTGGAATGGAACAATTATACACGTTTTTACTGTTACATTTACTGATGAAGATGCTAGAAGATACTTTTTTAATTCAGGAGGTACAATAAGAATATCAGGAAGTGTGAATACGGGTAGTGCAAAAGACAATGATTGGAATACTATGTTGTCAAGTTGCGGTACTATAGGTTTTGGTGCTAATGGCACAACTCAAACTTCAGGCAATCCGATAGGAACAGTAGCGACTGCGTTAGGAAATTATCAATTAACAGCATCTTATCAAGATATATTTTCGGCAATAGATGCTGGAGGTGGATCATATACAGCAAACGATTTTAAAATTGAAGCCAAATTAGATGGAACTAATAAAATTTGGTTTACAATGACTTTTGATGACCAAGCCGCAGGTAATATCGACGAAAATGTTGTCGATGCTACAGCTACAATTGATTATGGTTTGGCACAAACTGACGTAATTGGTACTGCTCCAGCTTTTGCAATTGACGGAACTAGCACTCTTTAATACCAAAATCCAACTTGATTAAATTCACAAATCCTGTTATAATCGCAAAGAAAACGTATGGAAGAAATACAACAAAAAGCCTTGCGACTTGCGGATAGATTAAAAGTCCACAATAACCAAACTAGAATACTGAAAGAAAAGTTTGTGGATTCTAATATTCATTTCCTTAAAGGTCACCAATTTACAGTTGATTTAACATTAATCAACTATTGTAAAGGATTAATAGATTTAAACAAAATTAAAGACGTTATTATATTAGATGATTACAAAATTCCTGTTAAAATAGATAACGTTCAGGACTTTTTTGACGACATTTCTGACTTATATCAAAGGAATCTTAATTCTTATTGGGTAGAATACAATAAGTTAGAAAAGTCAAAAGGGGAAATATTAAAGGATGACTAAAGGTGTATTACTATTTGCTCATAACAATAGCCTAATAGATTATGTATCGCAGGCAATCTTTTGTTGTGAACAAATTAAAAAACATTTAAACATACCAGTAAGTCTGGTAACATCAAATAAAGTACCTCCTGATAGTATTTCCTTGTTTGACAAAATCATTCCTATTAAAAACACTAATACAAACCAAACAAAATCATTTCTAGACGGTTCAACAAACAAATATAATGCTTTATGGCATAACTTTTCAAGACCTGATTGTTATGATTTAACACCATACGATGAAACTATTGTTATGGACACAGATTATATTGTAGGTAATGATCATCTATTAAAATGTTTTCAATCAAATGCGGACTTTTTAATTAATAAAGATGCAGAATATATCAATTACCAACATAGAGAGGATTTATTAGATATAGATGTAAGTGATCCTAGTATTCCTATGTATTGGGCTACTGTATTTTATTTTAAAAAGACTGATAAAATGAAAACGTTCTTTGAATTAATTAAACACATTAAAGATAATTGGTCATTTTATAGGTTCACATATCAAATAGTAGGACAGAATTACAGAAATGATCATTCCTTTAGTATTGCTATTCATATGTTTAATGATTTTCAGGAAACTAACTGGCCCATGAAGCTACCAAGTAAGTTGTATTACATAACTGATAGAGATGAAGTTATTCATTTTGATGGAGATTGGGAATTAAAGTTGTCAGTTGATACAAAAGAATACTATCCGTGTAAAATTAATGGTATGAATTTGCATATTATGAATAAGTTGGCGTTAGGACGTGCAATAATGTATGATCGTTGGATAAAGGAGGATCAACATGATAAAAAATAAAGGGTATCTTATTTTTGTGCAGTCGAATAAAAGTACAGACTACTTTAAACAAGCAGTTGCATTGTCTATGAGTATAAAATTACATAATAAAAATGCAAATGTATGTTTGATGACTAATATTAGTGTACCTGATGATTTAAAAAAGTATTTTAATAGTATTATAGGTATACCAGGAGATGATTATGCGGAAGAAAGCATTTGGAAAGTTGAAAATAGGTGTAAAATTTATAATGCATCACCATATGATGAAACAATAGTACTAGATGCTGATATGTTGGTCTTAGAAAACCTGGATCACTGGTGGAAATTTTTAGATAACTTTGATTTATACTTTACATCGCAAGTAAAAACATATAAAAATAAAATTGCATCATCAGACTTTTATAGAAAAGCATTTACAAAGAATAATTTACCAAATTTATATTGTGGTATGCATTATTTTAAAAAAACAAAAAATAACTTTAATTTTTTTGCTTTAGTAGAACATATAATAAAAAATTATGACATATATTACAAAAGATATACTCCTATGAACACACAAAGATGGTGTAGTATGGATTTATCGGTAGCAATAGCAAGTCAATTAATCAATAATGCTAATAATATAACTTCTAAAGTAAATTTTTTAACATTTACACATATGAAACCAAATATACAAAATTGGAAATACAAACCTAATGCTTGGATGTCTTATGTAAACTCTTATTTTGATGATGACTGTAATTTAAAAATAGGAAATTATAAACAAAACGGAATATTTCATTATGTAGATCCTGGATTTTTAACAAATGAACTATTTGATAAGTTGGAGAATAAATGCAAAGACCTGATTTAACATTTACGCCTGATATAAAAGAACAAAAATGGTATTTTAATTTTAATAAAGATACTGGACAGGTTCTTAATTGTAGTGTCATTAAAAAAGGAAATTCTGTAGAAGTTCCAGAGTCTTTAGGACATGATATTGCTAATGGAGTAAAAAATTTATCGCAATATGTTATAATTTTACAAGATGGAAAGTATATCGTTAAATCTAAAATTGATATGGATGGGATAGCGTACGAAATTGCGTCTCCTAAAAAGATAGAGAATAGAAATGTATACAAAATAGAGTCTAGTAATATAAATGATAAAATTTCATTTAAACTAGATATGAAAAATAAACAATGGAGCATAGGTATAAATGATAATTTGGGGAAAGAGATAGAAAATACTTTAGATATGTCAAAAGATATAGTTTTAGATTTTTATGTTACTAAAAAAGATGATGCTAATATATTAGATTATATATTACCGGTCAATTTAAACAGTTTAATTAAACAAAAAACACTTACAATAGAACATAAAAGTAACAATGTTCCTTCTTTGTATTGTAGAAAACTTTATGATTATAGTTATGAGGTAGTAAATGGATAGAATTAAAATACAAGATTCTGATTTAGTATTTTTAAGTTATGATGAGCCTAATGCTGAAAGAAATTATGCGGATTTAAAGAAAAAATTTCCTTGGGCTAAAAGAGTACATGGTGTAAAAGGATTAGATGCGGCTCATAAAGCCTGTGCAGATGTATCTGATGCAGAAAGATTTGTTACAATAGACGGAGATACTATTGTAGATAAAGATTTCCTTGATGTAGAAATAGATTTAAAAGCATTAGGCGTTGACAATACGTATATGTTTAGTTGGTGTGGTAACATTGACTTAAATGGATTAAAATATGGCAATGGTAGTTTAAAATTATGGACAAAAGACTTTGTTAAAAATATGAAAACTCATGAAAACCATGATGGTAAAGATAAAAATTCAGTAGAGTTTTGTCATTTTCCAAACTATTATCAGTTTAATGAAAATTATTCTACAAGTTATATTAATGCTAGTCCTTTACAAGCCTGGAGATCGGGTTTTAGAGAAGGAGTAAAGATGAGTATTGACAGAAATGCTAGAGCTCCAAGATTAAAAGAGTTATGGTGGCAAAATTATCATAGATTGTTAGTGTGGATGTCTGTAGGTGCAGATGTAGAAAATGGATTATGGTCAATATACGGAGCAAGAATGGGCTGTCATAAAGTTGTTTGTACTGATTGGGATATAAATCAAGTAAGAGATTTTGAATATCTTTTATCTGAATGGCAACCAAATAAAATGGCAAGTACAGATCGTTTAGTTGCAAAGAATCCTAAACATTCTAATTTAAATGAAGCAGAATTAATGGCAGAAATAATAAAATTAGGACACGAAATTAGAAATAGAGAAGAAATAGATTTACCTGTATTACCTTTGTCAACAGAACAAAGTAAGTTTTTTAAATCTGTTTATATGAATAGTCCAAGAATTTTTAAAAAAAGGAAACTATAATGTATGATATTGTTTTTATAAGTTATAAAGAAGTTAATGCTGATAAGCACTTTAACAAATTATATGATAAGTTTCCTATAGTTCAAAGAGTAGATGGTGTTAAAGGTATACATCAAGCACATAAAGTAGCCGCAAGTAAATGTTTAACAAAAATGTTTTGGGTAGTTGATGGTGATGCTAAAGTATTAGATGATTTTGATTTTGGTTTTATGCCTGAAAAAAGAAATGAAAATGTTGTACACGTTTGGAGAAGTAAGAATCCAGTTAATAATTTAGAATATGGATATGGTGGAGTAAAACTTTTGCCTCGTAGACTAACTTTAGAATTAGATGAAAACACAACTGATATGACAACTAGTATTAGTAATAGATTTAGAGCAATGGAACAAGTATCTAATGTTAGTATTTTCAATACAAATGAATTTAATACTTGGAAATCAGCATTTAGAGAGTGTGTAAAATTAAGTAGCAAAGTTATTGATAGAGGGGATGATAAAGAAACAGATAGTAGATTAAATGTATGGTGCACTGTAGGTAAAGATAAACTTTATGGCGAATATGCAATTAAAGGAGCAATAGCAGGAAAAGAATATGGTTCTGCTAATAAAGGTAATCAAGAAAAATTAAAATTAATTAATAATTTTGAATGGCTAAAGGAACATTATGACAATACCATTTAATGATATAGTTAAATTTGGACAAAGAACTATGTTAGAACAAAACGTGTTTTCTGTTAGCTGGATTCTTGGAAGATTTTGCAATTATGATTGTAGCTATTGTTGGCCTTATGCTAAAAGTAAAGTTTTAGATCATAGACCATTAGAACAATATCAAAATACTATGAAAGAAATTAAAAAACAAGCAGGAGAAAATGGATTTAGTAAATTTCATTTTAGTTTTAGTGGTGGCGAACCAACAACATATAAAGGTTTAATTCAATTATTAGAGTATTATGCAGATCCTACTAGTGAATACCTTAGTTGTCATATGACTAGTAATTGTAGTCCTGGACTTAAATGGTGGGGTCGTTGGTTAGATGCAACTTACCCTTTAGATCGTAGAGGTATTACAGCAAGTTATCATGCAGAATTTTCTAACGAAGAAGACTTTGGAAATAAATTAAAATTTTTACAAGAACGAGGTGTGCTAATAACAATTAATCAAGTTATGGTGCCCGATAGATGGGATGAATATTTTGATAGATGTAAAAGATTTAGAGATAAAGGGTTACACGTTACTCTTAAACCTCAAAGTGATACTACAGCAAGTTTTATTGTAGACGGATATACAGAAGAACAAATTAATATATTGCAAAATGAAATGGATCATGAAGCAAAACAATTAATATTGTTTGATAATTTAGGAAAACAATATGAATTAGATCAAGCAGAAAGACTTAATGCATTTGGATTTAATAAATTTAAAGGATGGAGTTGTCGTTCTGGTTATCAAAGTTGTATAATTAGAGAACCGGGCGGAGAAGTTAAAAGAGGTTATAGTTGTCATGATGAACCATTAGGAACTATTGAAGGTGGATTTAAATTGTTTAATAAACCTAAAGTTTGTATAACACCAACGTGTGTAAGTTCAGCAGATTCAAAAATACCAAAGGAAAAAATTTAAATGAAACTAGACAATTATAAATGTATAGTAACAAAAGGTAAAAAAGAAGTAGTGTGGCATTATAGCCTACCATATAAAATGATATTAGAAGAAGTTGATCAACATTATAAAGAAGGTGCTGACGCAGTAGAATTAGAAATGATTACTCAACAAGAATTTGACGATTTACTACCAAAGGAAGAAAATGTATAATTATTCAGAAATAAAAGATGTGCATTTAGAAATTACTAGCAAATGTCAAGCTAGATGTCCTATGTGTCCTAGAAGAATAGGTGGGGGTCCTTTAAATCCATTAATACATCTTGTAGAAATTAATTTAGATACATTTAAAAAATGGTTTCCTACAGAATTTTTAATTCAACTAGATAGTTTATTCATGTGTGGTAATTTAGGAGATCCTATAATTGCACAAGACACATTAGAAATTTATCAGTATATTAGAAGTGTTAATCCAAAAATTAGATTAGCTATGCATACAAACGGTAGTGCTAGAGATACAAATTGGTGGCAAGGATTGGCTAAAGAAAAAGTAAAAACAACTTTTGGTATAGATGGATTGGCAGACACTCATCATCTGTATCGTGTTTCTACTGATTGGGAAAAAATAATTACAAATGCAAAAACATTTATTAAAGCAGGCGGCTTTGCAAAATGGCATATGTTGGTTTTTAAACATAACGAACATCAAGTAGAAGAATGCCAAGCAATGAGTAGGGAATTAGGTTTTAAATCTTTCAGTTATAAACACACATCGAGATTTAAAAGTGATAAATTTCATGCTATAGATGAAATGGGAAGGACAACGCACATATTAGAACCAAGTAAAAAAAGTTTTGAAATGATAGATAAAATGAAAGAAGCAAAAATAACTTCTTGTATCATAGATTGTAAAGCTAAAAAATATAGTCAAATATATATTTCAGCAGATGGTACTGTTAGTCCTTGTTGCTGGTTAGATTTGCAATGGACATTACCTACACAAGATTCAAGAGTAGATTACATGGATCAAATAGGAGAATTTACTAATTTGCATAATAAATCTTTAAAAGAAATTTTTGATTCGCAATTTTTTAGAAAAATTGAAGATACTTGGGCAGATAAACCTTTAATGGAATGTTCAAAACAATGTGGAAAATTTGATAGATTAGGAGAACAATTTGAAACTCAATATTAAAGATGTGCTGTATTGGATGGATGCTATCCGAGGTTCTGATGACAAATATAAAACGTTAGAAAGTTTTTGGAAAGGACAAATATCTAGTAAAGTTTGGTTAATAGAACAACTTAACGAAATAATTAGACCTGTTAATGCAAATGTTCTTGTATGTGGAGGTTGGTATGGAGTAATGGCTACATTATTATTTAATAGTAATATTAAAGTCAATAATGTTAGAAGTATAGACATTGATCCTGGATGTAAACCAATTGCACTCAATATGAACAAACATTATGAAATTAATGGAAAGTTTAAAGCAGAGACTTGTAATATGTTAGATTTTAAAAACTATAATGACTATGATATGATTATTAATACAGTGTGTGAACATATGGCTTGGGATGATTATTATAAATGGTTGGATAAAATTCCTAAAGATAGATTAATAATTTTACAAAGTAATAATTTTAAAGAACATAACGAACATATTAGTTGTGTATCTTCAGAAGAAGATTTTAAAAAGAAATGTGGATTAACTAATATTTTGTATTCAGGTACATTAGAGTTACCTAAATATGAAAGATATATGGTGATAGGAAATAAAAATGTCTGAACAAGTAACACAAGAAGTTATTAATAAATTTATTACTCGTAAATTAGGATGGTTACGATTAGATATAGATTTTCCTGAAATAGAAAAAGAATTAGTTAATGTAGAACCTTATTATGTAGAACACAGAGAAGGAGAAAAACATAAAGGTTGGGAAAGTTGTTGTTTACATGGTTTAGATATAGATAAAACATTGGTAGCAAAAGAATATGGTTATAAAGATGAACTAAATGCTCCTTATAAATGGACAAAATTAAAAAAATTATGTCCTGTAACTACAAAATTTTGGGAGGAGTTTCCTGCGGAAAGATATTCTAGAATAAGATTTATGAAATTGCGTCCTGGAGGTACAGTATCTATTCATAATGATCATCCAGGAACTGTAATACCTAAAGATTTAATGAATCATCTTATACCAATTAATGTAGCTGTTCAACATCCAGAAGAATGCGTTATGCATATAGAAGATCATGGACACGTTCCGTTTAAAGATAAAAGACTTTATATGGTTAATATTTTAAAAAATCATATGGTTACTAATAATTCTATGATAGATAGAATTCATATGATTGCTCAAGTACACGTAGGAAACAAAAGAAAAGAATTTACAGATTTAATAACAAGGAGTTGGGACAAGTATGGCGTACAAATTTGAAGCATTAACAAAAGAGAAATCTAAAATTGTGTTTATTTGTATGGACACAATGTATAAGATCCAAAGAACTTGGACTAAAGAATTAATTAAAAATATTGCAGATTATCAAGTGCAAAATATTACTAGTAGTGGTTATGATTTATTAACTGCAATAACAGAAGAAAATGGTCTAAAACAATGTGAAAAAGATTATACTCACGCAGTAGTTTATACAGTAGATACAGAATTTGAAGGGGATAAATTTTTTACATATTTAGAAGAATTAGTTAAAACAGATTTCTTTATAGCAGGACATATATTAGATAGAAAAGAAGGATATTATGAACTTCACGAACAATGTTATGTTATTAACTTAAAAAAATGGGTAGAATATGATTATCCAGATATAGGTGCAGAAGTAGAAAACGAAAAACACTTAAAAGCAGTACCTATTAGAAGTGAAGAAAATTATCATGATAATCATACACCACTTTGGATTAAACCTGGTAAAGAAATGATAGAGTATAAAGATAAATGGCATGGTTGGAATATACTTAATGTTGCTTTAGATAATGATGAGGATATAGTAATATTTGATCAAAAAGTAAGAGATAGTAAAAAATGTTATTATGCTGAATATGATTCAGACTTTCAAGAAAATAGTCAAAGAATATATCAAAAATATAATTTTGCCGCGAACAGACTTTATTATCCTACTAATACAGAAAAATTACAAGATGTTAATATAAAAGGACCTATTTCGCAATTAATTGTTCCTGCTAGTGGATTTAATTGGTTGTTATATTTAGACAAGTATGGACATGATGAAAATACAGAAGTTATATTTTATGATTATAATCCTAATGCATTATGGTATATGAAAGAAACAATTAATAAATTTAATGGACATGATTATCATAAATTCTTAAAAGGTCTTATAAAAGATAAAGCACCCGACTGGTTTCAAAGTAAACAAGAAATTGTTACTAGGTTTAGTAAAGTTGCTAAACTGTGGCATTTAAAAGATGATATAAAAACGAAATTTATTCAATGTGATTTATTAAATGAATTCAATATAGATATTAATAATGATGAAAATACAATTTTTAATATTAGTAATATTTTTGCATACGAACCTACAGTAGCTTTTATTACTGCTAAACAAAGATTAGAAAAGGAAAACAAATTATTGCGTATATTAAAAGAGAAAAGTCCTAAAATACAATTAGTAGTTTCTGTTCATGCTTGGGATGGTTTGTCAGAATACAAACGACATACAGGACCGGTAGAAAAATTTGATGAAATGGATCTTGAAGATTTAAAAGCACCGTTATGGAGATTTGGTGAAGATTGGAAAAATTTAGATGAAAAATAAAAGTTGTACGTTTTGTATGCACCCTTTTACAGGTCTTGCTACTAGAGAAGATGGCGCAATTAAAGTATGTTGCAGAAGTCTTCCTATTGGTAATATTAAAAATGAAACTTTAGAAGAAGCGTGGAATGGTGAAAAAATGCGTGAAGTTAGACGTCAAGTATTAAGCGATGAACGTCCTGACGTATGTAAACCGTGCTTTGATTTAGAAGATCAAGGAGTACAAAGTTTAAGACAAAGACATATTGCAAATAATATACCAGAATCAAGAGTTAATTTATATCCTGATGCACTTAAAAGCCTTACTACAGATATGACAATGCCTTTTGAACTTCCTACAATGGAAATTAAAATTAATAATTTATGTAATTTAAAATGTCGTATGTGTAACCCTTTAGATAGTACACAATGGAAAGATTGGAATAGTATTGTAGAACATTATAAAAAGGAAGACAATTACCTTGTTAAAGCAGTAGAAGATTTAGGACTTACAAAAGCACCATATGTTGGATTGTTTGACGATAAAAAAGAATGGTGGGATAGCTTAAGAAAACTATTACCTCATTTTAAAAGAGTAGAATTTGCAGGTGGAGAACCATTAATGGATCCTATGCATTATAAAATTTTAGACCTTCTTAGTGAGAATGGTAAAAATATAGAAATAAAATATGCAACTAATGGTACAGTGTTAGGAATAAAGGGAAGATGGATTAAAGACTATTGGCCTAAATTTAAAAGCGTAGCTGTCAATGTTAGTATTGATGGTATAGATGAAGTATATGAATACGTTAGATCCAATGGAAAGTTTCAAGATGTTGTAGATAATGTTAGAATAATGAAAAATATACCTACAGTAAGTAGAATTGTAGGAGCATTTACAGTACAATCTAATAATATAATGCAGATAGATAAAGTAATTGATTACTTTTTAAACAAATTAGAAATTGTATTTTATAGTCATAGGGTACAATATCCTAGAGCCTTAAGTGCCCAAGTATTACCTAAAGAATTAAAAGATAAAGTTATAGCAAAATTAGAATTAATGAAGGACAAAATTAAAGAATATAGGTTAGTTAAAGAACATCCAATATTGGAAAAAATTACATTACAACAAATTCAGGATAATATTAATTTTCTTAAAGCAAGAGATTTAAATCAGTATTGGAAAGATTGTGTAGATTTTAATCATAGATTAGATAAAACAAGAAACCAAGGTCCTTTTGAAAAAATTATTCCGGAGTTTGCTCCATATGTATAGAGTAGAACATTTATATGAAGATGTACGACAAAGTACTAAAATAGAATGGAACATAGGTAAAAGATGTAACTATGATTGCAGTTATTGTCCTGCAGAAATTCATGACAATTTTAGTGAACATACTGATATTGAAATACTTAAAAATACTGTAGATGTTATTTCTAAAATGAATAAACCTAGAATAAGTTTTACAGGAGGTGAACCTTGTGTGCATCCAAAATTTACAGAGCTATTAGAATATGCAAAACCAAAAGTTTCTTGGTTAAATGTAACTACCAACGGTACCAGAACAGCCGAGTATTATCAAAATCTTTTGGACAAATATCTTAACCATATTGTGTTTAGTTTACACTTTGAATATGACTGGAATAAAGTTGTAGAAACAATAATAAGGGCAGTTAACAGCTCAGTTAATAAGAATGCTCTTGTACACGTAATGATGCTTCCAGGCTCGTTAAATGACGTGCAAGACGCTTGTAGACGCCTTTTAAATGGTAATATAAAGTTTAGTTTGCGTCCAATTCGGTGGACCAAAAAGCATGATGATTTTGAAGACATGAATCGGTATAGTGAAGAAGAAATAAAGTTTTTGAAAATCCAAAATCATAATCCACCACATAATACTTTGGTAGACAAATCCAAAACTTGTAATGTAAATGATATGTTAATTTTGAAAACTAATAAATTTAAAGGATGGCTTTGTAATGCAGGTTTAGAAAGTTTAATGATTAATTGGGATGGTGATGTACATAGAGCAACTTGTAGAGTAGGAGGAAGTATAGGTAACATTTATAATGGTACGTTTGAAATTCCAAAAGATCCTATTGTGTGTACAAGAGAATGGTGTACGTGTGCCGCGGATATAAATTTAACAAAAATAAAAAATGACAATAAACAAAATAACATATAAATTTCCTCAATTATTAAATGTTCTACAAATAGAATGGACTTTAGGTAATACTTGCAATTATAATTGTTCATATTGTTTACCTATATTACATGATAATTCTTTTCCTTGGATTAATTTAGAAAAAAGTAAAAAATTTATAGACAAATTACATAATCATTATACTGATATGGGTATTACGCATTTTATTTGGAAGTTTGGGGGAGGTGAACCTACTCTTTATAAAGACTTTGCAAAACTATGTGAATATATTAATCAACAAGAAAATAATTTAATAATACCTATAACAAATGGTAGTAGAAAAATGGATTGGTGGAAAGATAATTGTAAAAACTTTTTTG